GAACTCAAGGAGATGGATCTGGCGGAGTTCGCTGAGGCGGAGCAGGCCAGGCTCCTTTGGCAGACCGTGTGGAACAAGGAGCCCAGCAAAAACGAGTGAAGAAATGGGGTGTGACTTGTGGATGAGGCCCGCAGTTTATCGTATGGCATAACTATAAGCACCATTATCGAACAGGCCGAGGAAGGCATTAACAGTCTGATGGGGATGCTCGGAAGACTGCGGGCTGAGGCTTCTGGTGTTGACATCGGTGCTGACACAGAACAGGCGTCCGAGAACATCCGCGATCTGGCGGGTGACATCGGACGCCTTCAGTCTGACGCTGACAGCACCGACATCACCGTAGACGCAGATACTGGCCAGGCCGAGGAAAGCATCCGGGAACTGACCGGCGACATCGGCAGCCTTGGCGAACGCTCCGCAGACATCGACATTGATGTTGATACCGAGCGGGCGCAGACCGATGTTCAAGATTTGGCAGACCGCGTTACCAACCTCGGCCAGGACCCGCCCGACATTGATATTGATGTTGACACGGACGAAGCCAGGCGGAATATCCGCGACCTGACCGATGACATTGGGGACCTTGAAGAAGACGCCGATGGAATCGGCTCTGCCTTCCGCAAGTCATTCATCGCTGGGATAGACAGCGGCAACAGCTTCTCCTCATCCCTCCGCTCCGGCGTTGGCGGGGCCATCACCCATATTGGCGAGAGGGTGACCGACCTCAAGGAGAACGTTGTCACCAAGATGACGGGCATCAAGGACAGCGTGGTGTCCGGGGCGAGCAGCATCAAGGAAGGATTCACACACCCGATAGAGACCATCAAGAACGGCCTTGGCGGGGCAATAGACCACGCCAGGAGCCGGTTCATTGATTTTGTCCGCGGAGCGGGTGAGGCTGCAGACGCCGCAGACGATGTGGGCGACGCAGCGAACGGCGCCAGACCGGATGTTGAAAGCCTGGGTGATGTCGCAGAGAAGTCCGGCGGCAAATTTGAAAAGCTGGGCGGTATCCTGAAGGGCATCGGCAAGGTGGCGGCAATTGGTCTGACCGCGGCTACTGTGGCCGTGGGCGGTTTTGCCGCAGCCTCCGTCAATACAGGGATGGCCTTTGATTCGTCCATGTCCCAGGTAGCCGCCACGATGGGCTACTCTGTGGCGGAGCTGAACGATGCCACCTCTGAGGCAAGCCAGAACTTCAGCCAGCTCCGGGAGTTTGCGCAGGAGATGGGTGCGAACACCGCCTTCTCTGCCTCCGAGGCGGCTGACGCCCTGAACTACATGGCCCTGGCCGGTTACGATGCCGAGAAGTCCATGACCATGCTGCCAAACGTACTGAATCTGGCAGCAGCAGGCGGCATCGATTTAGCGGCCGCGTCGGACATGGTAACGGACGCGCAGTCCGCCCTGGGGCTGTCAATGGGCGAAACCGCCGGCCTCGTAGACAAGATGGCTGCGGTTAGCTCCAAGTCCAACACCAGCGTCCAGCAGCTTGGCGATGCGATCCTCACGGTTGGCGGCACCGCCAAGAATCTGTCCGGCGGCACGACAGAACTGAGTATGGCTCTGGGCGTCCTTGCGGACAACGGCATCAAGGGCGCGGAAGGCGGCACGGCCCTCCGCAACATGATCCTATCCCTATCCGCTCCAACGGACAAAGCAGCGGCCCAGCTGGAAGCGTTGGGTGTAAATGCGTTCGATGCTGAGGGCAACCTGCGCCCGTTGAATGAGACCTTCGGCGATCTGAACGGCGCTCTCTCCTCGCTGACACAGGAGGAGCAGACCCAGGCGCTCAATGAGATATTCAATAAGGTCGACCTGAAGTCCGTAAATGCCATGCTCGGCACCAGCGCGGAGCGTTTCGATGAGCTGGGAGCAGCTATTGACGGTGCGTGGGTCAACATGGACAGCCTGTCCGATTCGCTGTCCGATGTTGGAATCGACCTAACGGCCATGCAGGGCAACCTTGGCAAGCTCGGTATCAGCGAAAAGGCATTCTCTGACATCCTCAAGTCCTCCGGCGGCAACGCCGAAGCCTTTGCCGATGCACTTCTGGAGGCCGCAGACGCTGGCGTATCCCAGGAGGATGTCGTTAAAGCCCTCGGCGGTGACCTTGGGGATCTGCAAGCTGCCTTTGACAACACGTCGGGCGCAGCCCAGGCCATGGCCGATACCCAGCTTGATAACCTGGCCGGTGATATAACGCTGTTCAAGAGCGCCTTAGAGGGCGCTCAAATTGTTATCTCCGACGAGCTATCCCCGTCTCTGCGGCAGTTTACGCAGTTCGGCACAGAATCGGTCACGAAACTTTCGGAGGCGTTCCAGGAGGGCGGACTGACCGGGGCAATGGGCGCTCTCGGCGGAATCCTGAGCGACGGCCTTGGTATGATCGTCGAGATGCTGCCAACCGCGATTGATGCCGGGATGCAGCTGCTCGGTGCTCTGGGACAAGGACTGCTGGATAACACACCGCTGATCATTGACGCGGCAATCCAGATAGTGACTCTGCTGGGTGATGGTATCCTGAGCAGCCTGCCAGTTCTGGCTGGCGCGGCTATGGAGATAATCGCAGCTCTGGCATCCGGCCTTGGTGGGATGCTTCCCACGCTGATACCGTCCGTAGTCGAGACAGTGATGCTCATGGCCGGGACACTGATAGAGAATCTGCCTCTGGTGATAGATGCCGGGATGCAGCTCATCAGCGGTCTGGCGGACGGCATCATCGGCGCGGTCCCGGTACTCACCGGTCAGCTGCCGGGGCTGATTGACCAGATCCTTGGTTTCCTGACGGAGAGTCTGCCCACCATTTTGGAGCAGGGCTCCGCCATTTTGCTGTCACTGACAGACGGCGTCATTGGCGCAATACCACTGCTGGTCGAAATGCTGCCAGAGGTAGTCACATCCATCTGCGGCTTTGTCACGGAGAATCTGCCAACGATTCTGGAGCAGGGCGTTCAGATACTCACCTCACTGGCCACCGGCATCATAGGGGCCTTGCCTGAACTGATAGGGCAAATCCCTGCTATCATTACCGGCATTGCCGGCACTTTGAGCGAGAACTTCCCCTCTATAGTCTCTACCGGCGTGACCCTGCTCCTGGAGCTGGGGTCCGGTATCATCTCGGCGATACCTCAGCTTGCGGCACAGCTCCCGGCGATTGGCGCGGCTATTCTCGGTGCGCTTGGTGAGATACCTGGCATGGTGCTGGATGTTGGCAAACACATCGTGGAGGGCCTGTGGAGCGGCATCTCGTCGATGGCGAGCTGGGTGGCCGATAAGGTCGAGGGCTTCGCAAGCGGCATTGTTGACGGCATCAAGGGTTTCCTTGGTATCCACAGCCCGTCTACTGTGTTCGCCGAGATCGGCGACAACATGGCCCTGGGCCTCGGCAGTGGCTTTACGGACAGCATGAAGGGTGTCACAGAGGACATCAAGGGAGCGATCCCAACGAACCTCGATGGGCCTGAAATCGACATCCCCGAACCGAACGGCCCCGCTGATGTGACCTACGGCGTGTACCCAAATGTAGAGGGGATCCATGAAATCGGAAGCGCCGTTGCTGACTCTGTTTACAAAATCAGCCCCGTCATTGAGGACATCAATACCCCATCCGTTTCCGACATCTACTACAACATGAACCCATTGGTTGAGGACTTCAATCCCCCGGACTGCAACAGCTACGCCGGGATGGATGACGGTGAGGACGATTATCCTGAGCGGGTTGACGGCGGCAATGGCGGCACCTCCGCCGGGAATGACGGTGGCGGGTTTACCTTCGCCCCGACAGTCACGGTCCAGATTACAGTTGAGGGCAACGCAGACAGCGAGGCCCTGGAGGAGATACGGGCGCAGCTCATGGCTGAATTTGAGGCCAAGATGAGGGAACTGTACGATGAGTTCCGCGAGGAGGAGCTTCAGCAGGCGGCCCTCAAGAACCAATACGCATTTTGATTGGAGGTGGCGGCATGGCTTATATACTCACCAGCAGAAAAGGCGGCACAGTCCGCTTTGAGTCTTTGAAGAACGGTGTCGTTGAGAAGGAAAGCGAGAGTTACAACAGCACCGTCACCTCCAATCCCATTGAGAATGGGGCCGAAATCAACGACCATGTGAACAACGCGTCCGGCACCCTCAACATCTCTGGCGTGATCATCGGCGGGAACAGCGCGATAAACGCGCTGAAAGCTATGAGAGAATCTCGGGACATCATCACTTACATTGGCGTAATCCGGATGAGTAACCTCATCTTTACGAGCCTGAAGTTTGACCACACGCCCAAGAACAGCAATGGCGCATCCTTCTCCGCAACCCTGAAGCAGGTGCAAATCAGCTCCGCAGAGTACGTCCCTATGGATGGCTCACTGCCAATGACCAGCCAGGATGATGGAAAGTCTGGCGACCGGCAGCTGGCGAAAACCGCCAACGCCGGTCTGACGATGGTGTCTCTGCAATCAGTAAGCTCGGCCAGTGCAGAACGGCATGGTAAGGCTTACACACAGCCCAGCAACGCAGCTCCGCTGACGCGGCAGACTGCGGCCTATGACGGCCTTGCTATGTAAGGGGGAACAGATATGGCCCTGCAGCTGATAGACCTGAACTCGGATGTGCAGTATATCGCCATTGATGTATCGCGTGTGCCATACACCTTTTCGGTGAAGCTGACCGACCGCACCTACTCGTTCACGGTCAAGTACAACGCCACAGCGAAGTTCTTCACGATTGATCTGTATGACGTGAATGGAAACGTCCTCGCCTTCGGGGAGATCGTCCGCTATGGCCGCCCTCTGTTCAACGTGGTCGAGGACGAGCGATTCCCGATCCCAGTCATCATCCCGTCCTGTATCACCGGCGAAAGCATCTCCGAAGTGACGTGGGAGAACTTCGGGAAGGATGTGAAGCTCTACCTCCATGAAAGGAAGGTGGGGTGATATGGCTTTTTGGATTCGGGCGGCCACGCTGGTCATCGGGAGCAACAAGTACGACCTAGATGGGATGAACTTCTCGTTTGATATTCCCTTTGAGGACAGCGACGAGCCCCCGGTGGCCACTGTGACTGTGACAAACCTCTCTGCCAACACCCGCAATGGCATCAAAAAAGACGATCCTGTAATTCTGAACGCCGGCTACCAGGGAAACGTTGGCTGCATCCTGGTCGGCAAAGTGGTCGGCCTAAAGCACAAGCAGAGCAATGTGGATTGGACGTCCACCCTGACCGTCCAGCCCTGTGCGGAGGAGATCCTGGGGCGGATCGTCAACAAGACCTACACGGAGAACATGAAGGCATCTGCGATGATCCGGGACCTGCTGAACATCTTCGGGGTAGAGGTTGCCAGGTGTGAACTGTCCATCGACACCAGCTACCCGCGAGGCCGCGTCTGCCGGGGGAACTTGAAGAAGGTGCTCACGGAGATTGTGGTAAATGAGTGCAAAAGCCGGTTCATCGTCCGCGCTACCGGGCAGCTCTACATCACGAAAGCGGACGATGGTATCAACAACGGCGTCACACTCACCCCGGCAACTGGCCTCCTCCGCTCCGACGTGGAAACCGTTGCCATCCAGGTCGAGACCGACCTGAATTCGCAGAAGACCGGGGAGGATCGGAAAGAGGATACCATATCCCGCTCCTGTCTGCTCAACTACTGTATCGCCACCGCCGAGGTCGTGAAGGTCCAGTCCAGCGACTTGAACGGCAGGTTCATCGTGGTGAAGGGCAGCCACAAGGGAGGCCGGACCGGGGATTGGAAGACCTCCATGGAACTGAAGCCATACTGAGGAGGAGATGCTCATGGGACTGGCTGATGTAAACCAGTACAATTACCAGCGGATTCACGATGACAAACTCCGGGAATCCATCTGCGTGGCCGCTACGGTGCAGGTGACATCCTTTGACCCTGCAAAGATGACTGTAAACGTCCAGCCGCTTTCCAAGCACCTGGAGAACGGCAAGTACGAAAGCCAGCCGCCGATTCTGAAGGTGCCTGTGGCCCTCACACACTGCGGCGGCTTTATCTTCCGCCCCTGGATCAAAGAGGGGGACATCGGCACCGTGGTCTACCTGGACCACGATATGGACGCCACTGTGACCGGGGGCAAGGAGGCTAAGCCCCTGACCGAGCGGAACCATGCCACGACCGACGCCATCTTTGTGGGGGCGCTGGTGGCCGGGAGCTACACGGTGAAGGGCCTACCAGATGAAAGCATCTGCATTGCCACTG